AATGTCACCTAATCCAAAGCGCAACCCACCGGGTACGCCAGTTTCAAAACGTCTTGCTGCTCCAGCCAAGATTCCTTCATCTGGGGCAATTGCACCAAGTTGACGACGGGCAACAATAGAACGAACCGGCTCTGACGTTGCCGCACGACCATATAAACCTGCAAGTGCTTGCGGTACTGCTGCAGATATTGCGCCAGTAAGCAATTGCTCTTGAACATTTGGAGATCCACTAAGTAATGCTCCGGTTCCCCCAAAAATGCCTGTCAGCACATTGGCGGCTTGAGTTCGTTCAGCAGTGCCAGATGATGGTAAAAATTTAGGAAACGCTCTAGCGGCCATTGCTGCCGTTTCTAGCTCTGTATTTTGGCTTCCAAAATTAGATTTTCGTGCCAAAGATGTTGCTAACTTTTGACCTGAAATTGCTCCGGTTGCTTCATCAAATGCCTCGTTTACCGTATACCAGTTTGAAAGCCTGGTGCGACCTTCTTGAAAATCTTTAATAACCTTTGGGTCAACAATGTTCTTTTTAGATGGGGCGGTAATTTGGCGCTCAATAGCTTGTTCTAATTGCGATCTTAAATCTTTAAAAACTGCACTAGCCGGACTTCCGCTAGTTTGCGCTGAAAATAACTGGCCATTCATTGCTTTAAGACCTTGAAACAAGGTTGCTCCATCAGTAGCTTTTTTGGCTAATTCTTTGTAACCATCAAGTGTCTTAATTGCATCTTGAATTGATGCATCGCGTTGAAACTCTGGTGTTTTGCTAATTGTTTTTTGTAGCCTATCAATTTCTTGAACAAACCCTTTGTCAAGTTTGATTGACGGAATAGTTGATAAACCTTGATATTTGTTTAGAGCGTATGTAAATGCATCTCTAAACGCTTCTGTTGTAAACGGAACGTCTTTTTGCAACCCAATTGCATCTGCCGCAGCACGCTGTAATGTTTGCTGATTTGCTTTTTCTAATTTTGCATAACCGCCTCGCGCAAGCGGAAAAGACTTTACACCCTCGTCTATAAATTGACCAAATGTGCTTCCGGTCATTTGTGCTGGTGTAAACTGAAAGCCAGCTTCAACGGCTCGTCTAGCAGATTCTTTTTGTTGTTCGGTAAGATCAGATGGTTTTGTTTGTCCTAAACCTATAGCACGCAATACTGGTTGCACAGCACCAGCGGTTCCAGCACTTATTGTTGTACCTTGTAATGCTTCTGGAGTTGTTCCATACGGAACTGTTTGTGCGTAAATTCCACCACCTAAAGCAGCTTGCGGAACCGTTCGTGGAGTAGACAAAGCCTGTCCTGTGTAACTTAGTGCCTCTCCGGTTTTGCCACCAAGAGCAGCACCACCAACCCTAAGAGGAGCGCCAACACCATAAAGAGCGGCAAGATCAACACCCATTCCACCAACAAATTCTAAAGGAGTTTCTGCGGCAAATTGACGATATTGCGGTGAAAACACCGATCTAGATTGTTGTTGTAAGCGTTCATATTCTGCAAGACGTTCTGGACTAACAATGCCAAGAGTTTCTCCTGCTCGAAGTCCAAAACCGCGTAGTCCTTCTACCATTTCTCCAACCCGTTTTGTAGCCCCAGTTCCTAATTGTTCAATTGCAGAACCAGGAGGCTTTTCAAATTGTGCAAACGGGTTTTCCTTTTTTTCTAATTCTGCGAATGGGTTTGCCATAGTTACCTTCCTAATACACTATCTGCTGAACCAACGCCGTAATAATCATCAAATTCTTTTTTAAGATTTGGATTGGCACGCAAATAGTCTATTGCAGATGTTGGTATTGGTTTTGCTCCAGGTGGTCTAGTAGATACAACTGAAGGAGAGGTTGGTATTTCAATATCACCATAATCCCGGCGAATTGATTGTAATAACGATTGTTTTGCCCGGTCTGATGCTTTTACTACTTGTTGTAATTGTGCTTCAAGTTGTTTTCTACTTTGTCCGGGGACCATTGCAGCTTCAATGTTTGAAATTGACTCCATTTCTGGAATTGCTACGTTTCCAACTGCGCCTCCAGTTGGAGAGTTATTGCGCATTTCCTGAATACCAAGAACAAAGTTTCTCGATTTTACATTTTGTAACAGTAAATTTGCATCTCTAGCCGTTGTTGATATTCCACTTTCAACAGCAATTTTTCCAAGAGTTCCGCTAATTGCATCTAATGCTGATTTGTTATTTAACAACTGCAATGCTGTGTTTCTTTTATCATCAAGCATATTAAGCATTGATGATGCGCTACTAATTACTTTTGGTTTTGCTTCTTCTAATTTAGAAGCAAGTTCTTGTCGCTGTTGCAATGTAAGGCCAGCAGCAGATTGAACTGTTGGGTTAAATTTTGGCGCTGCGGAAGGTTCTACTGTTGGTTGTCCTGCCGGTTGTGCTGCGGGTCTTTCCCCTGTAGTAACACGCCCGCCCAATGTTAAACCGGGAATGTTTAAGTTGGTTTCACGTTGGAATCGACCAAGTTGAATTAGTTGATCTGGTGTAAGTTCTTTTGTTTTGGCAAGAATATCAGATGCTTGTTGTCTGTTTAAATTTTGTATGTCATACCCTTGGGTTATTGCATATAAAGTTGCAGCCTGGTCTAATTGCAATGGTTTTGGCGCAGTAATTTCAAGTTCTTTTAGTGCAAGTTGACGCTCTGAAGCCGGAAGTCTTGCATCTGCTGCCATGCGTCTTAATAATTCTGTGCTTCTTGCGCCGCCCGTAATTGGCACATTACCTTGTTGTAGTATTTGTGCGGCTGCTGGAGTTGGGCCACCACCAATGGCAAGAGCTTGTCCTGGCGTCATACGGCCAGAGTATTCTGCAAGAGCCCGGCGTTGATCTTGTTTTTCCTGCATTGCTTGTTTTAATTCAGCGACTTTTAACTTTTGTACGCCCTGCTCAACAACTTGCTGACCAGCCTGGCCGTAGGCTTGCATACCAGCAAGCCCACCCTGTCCAATAATTTGCCCAACGCTTGTAGGGGTTCGAGAAGGGCCAGATGCGGCAAGCATAGCCAAACCCGCGTTTAATAATCCCGCTTGTTGTTGTTGCTGACGAATCTTCTCGGGATCTAATCCGAGAAGGGCTGCCAATTCTGGGTCAGTTGTTCCAAGGAGTGCCATATTTGTACCTTACAGAAGAGACATACGCTCTCTACGGCGAGGTTGTGCCATAGTGAGCAGGGATTGAATTGGCTCTAGCAATTCTGTTTGTTTTGCGCCACGGAAAGTTGCTTGTCCGGTTGCGGGTGGGGTTGGCTGTTGATTAGCCATTTGTAAGCCTTGCATTGCCATGCGAGCAGAGCTCATGCCTTGAGTTGGCATGGTAGCTTTATTGACACCACCCCACAGGCTTGCTCCAAGGCTACCAGGAGCCGATCCTGCCGCTGCCGTAGATGCAAGACCGCCAAGACCAAATTCTCCCGTCTGAGCGGCCAACATAGCCGCCTGAGAGCCAGGTCCGGCAGACACTAAACCTGGCACAGCCGCCTGATATGCACCAGCACTACCAACACCAGCAGCAGTTCCGGTGGCCGCAGCACCACCAGCAGCACTAGCAGCCGCAGGAGCAGCCAGTAGAGATCCACCACCAAAGCCAAGTGCACCACCCATAATTGCGCCTTTGATTGGGTCTCTGGGGCTAGAAAGCGCCCCGACACCCGCTCCGATTACGGCTAAAGAAATTGGGTCTACGCCAGCCATGATTTATCCTAAAAGTCCAAGAGCCGCGCCGCCAGCAGCGCCGTAAGCAGGGTTAAATCCAGCCATTTGGCCTAATCCTGCGCCAGCAAGTGCCCCGCCTAACGCGGAACCTAATTGATTTCGGTATACCGGTGTTGTCGTTTGGGTTCCCGTTGGAGCGCCATAGGCAGCAGAGAGGAACGACTGCAGACGCGAGTACGGGGCTTGTTGTGCAAAGTTATAACGGTTGACCGCATCTGCAATCGCCATTTCCTGATAGCCCTCGGCCATCTGACCCAACTGAAGCATTTTATTGATGTCGGCGTAATCTGCGGCGGCCATTTGTGGGGCGGCAGCGAGAGCAGCTTGCTGCCTTCCGCGCTCGTCTGCGTAGTTTGCGTAGGCCAGTTGCCCTGCGGTATTGGTAAGCGCACGAGCAAATTCACCGCCAGCGGTATTTAATGCGCCTGTCATGGCTCCAGAACCGTAACGGCCAGCACGCGAGAAGTTGGACAGGGCTTGATTGACCGATCCTTGATATTGACGCTCTGCGGCTTGTGCGGCAGGTGCAAATGCACCTTGGAAGAATGGGTTGCCACCAAGATACTCGCCTTGGATTGTGCGCTGAAGTTGCTGTTGCGCGGCAGGAACCAACGGGTTTCCCGTGGCAGCACGTGTCTGCGCGGCAGTTAAAGCTGCCTGTGTCTGAGCAGACGGGCTGACATAAGTTTTCCCAGGGTAATACTCCATAAACCCTGGAGCTTGATACAGTCGTTGCGCCTCACTTAAACCATAGGCAACATAAGGTTGCATCGTTGGGTCAAGTTCGACCCGCGTTGTGCTTGAACCGCTACTACCGCCGCCACCAGCCATTTATATCTCCTTAACCCAACTACGGGGTTGAAATCCATGTTTGCGAGCCACTTTGTCCCACCCCTTACGGTAGGACTCAAACGTAACTTTTGTCATGTTTGCTGACTTCGCTGTTTCACAAAATAACTTCATACCGATGTCAAGTGTTCCCGCATACGGTGTGTAAGCGCACCAGACATGGATGGTTTGTCCTCTCGGAATTACCACCCAAAACCCCATTGGTTTGGAGTTGTCTATTAGCACCCACAACAACGAGTTTCCGCAGAAACAGTTGGCATAAATATCCTCGGGTATCCATTCTTCCGATGATTTGGCAAGAATCTTTTCTAAGCCCGTTTTAACAAACGGCCACCATGAACGTATATCCGTGTTTGAAATGGCGCGTATTTCCATCAACCTACAATAACGTAATTAAATGTGCTTCCAGAATTGGTGTTTGGCGCATGAGAAATAGTTGCGCTGCCGTTAAAAGTTGCCGACACAAACGGGTCAAAGTAGATGTTGCTGGTATACCCGTTGGTAGACAGGTAGTGCATTGTTGCAATCACCGACGGGGTGGCTGGCCGGGTTGGGCTAGTCTGCGCCGGAATAGCTTGTATGGATACATCTGTGCTTGTGGTTGACCACATAATTTCTACATAGTCGTCTTTTAGCAAATTAACATAAATGTTAAGTGCGGCAATCAACGCACCATCTACACCGCCGTGACTGTTTGGGATTGAAAATTGACTATTAGTGTTGTCGATGTTAGTTCCGTTCTTGCGGAACCAGACACTTGTGTCCTGAATTTGTACGTTGGCGTTTAGAAACTGTGCGCTGAATTGCAGGTTAAAGATTCCAGAAAACCCAGCCACCAATCGGGAGTTGTTAGACAGCGATACCCCGTTAGCAAAGTCCGTGGTGTTGTACGTCATCGCATACGCCGTTGTTGTGCTGGCGGCGGTTTGGTCTGCGGTGCTACTAAACGACCCGTAGGGAAACTCTTGGCTTGAGGCAGTCTGTGACGTTGGGATTAGGATGATCTTGCTGTCACCACCAATCCTGGCATCAGTAATTGTTGTAGTGGTTGCGCTACCTGTGGCAAGCGTAACCGTACCTGTGTTGTTGGTCTTGCCGTTCATAATGTTGTTGACCACCTCGGAAATCTCACGAGGCGATCCACCCTGATACGGTAAAACCCTAAAATTCATCTCACACCCGCTGGCACGATGTCATAGTCAATGCCGATTGCCGTGGTCCATGAGCCAGAGGGCTGAATCGAGAGGCGGTGATAGCGGCCAGTTGTCCTAAACGCGGCTCTGCCCTCGCTATCGGCGGCGCTGTACGCGCTTAACGTCACAGCGTCTGCAAGGCGGTTACGGCTTGCGTAGGCTACAGATGCGCCACCGCCGTCAACAAGCGGACGGCTCATGTTCAGCATACTGTAGGAGCCGGGGATCTCAATATCGCCGGTGTTGATGGTTCCGGTGAGGTTGACGCCAGAGAATGTGACAATTTTTGCCCCATTTCCACCCACAAACTGCGACTTACCACCCGTCCAGATACGCGAATCAAGGCTAGAGGTCAGAGAATCTAGCGTTCCAAAGACGTCCAACGCCTCTAATGTATAGGCCGGAGTAGCAGACTGGGATACAAAATCAGCCGTTGTTTCAGCGTGAGACCACCGCTGGATCTCAAAGTTGTAAATCATTAGGCTGTCTACGTTTCCGTTGCTGCCAGATGACGGATAAGCCCAAATAATCAGATTTTTGATCGGATCGACCGTAGCCGAGATTTTATACGAGTAAGCCTCGTCGAGATCGCCAAAGAAATATCGGTCAACTTTTTCTGTACCGATTCCCACCACTTGAGTACCGTTGCACGCATAGAAGCCATCGTCCCCTAAAAAGTAGGTCACGCCCTGATACTGAACAACAGAGTTCGGCTCAAAGCATCCCAGGTTACGCGAAATGTTGTCAAACTGAAAAATTGCTGGGGTTCCAACGTAAGACATCCGGTAGATGGATTTTTCCATCAGCACAAGGCCAAACTCACCACCCGTAATTGCTTGGACAGCGCCGCCGTCAGGAATCACCTGAAAGTCGGCTTGGTTGGTGGCGGTTGTGGTCCATTGTGTTTCATCGTTAATGGCTGACCATTGGACCTTTTGCGAATCTGTGGAACTCGTATATCCAGTAACCACAAAATCTCGAACCACGGTAACGTATCGTGCGGTCGGAGCGGCAGCATCTAAATCTGCCCAAGCAGTAGATGTACCCAATGTCCAGTATTGCAAAATTTCATCACCATTGGCGGCAATTAGCACATTACCAAACTGTGTAAAGCGCCACTTTTGTTCCGCTGGGGTTGTGTACCCGCCAGCTTTAGAAACATTGTCCAAAGACAAGTCACTAGAGTCGAGCTTAAATAACTTTGTTTCGCCACCAGCAAAAACTTCTGTAAGACCCGTCGCTGGGTTTCTTCCGGCCACCACGTTGTTGATGTTTTCCGATGCGGCCTGCGAGTAATCAACAGGCGAGCGCATAGGGCCATATCCGACAGCCTGCGGCGACACATTTAGGGCTTCCTTGACCGTTCCCGTTAGTCCGGGCTGGTCTGGTAGCCATTCTCCGAAACTTACCCTGCTAGTTGCCATGTGTTGTTTCCAGCCGTATTCGTTGTCCAGGTGTTAGACCCTGCCGAGACAGGCGTCCAAGAGTTTGTTCCGACATTTGTGGGCGTCCAAGTATTTGGTCCCGCAGAAGTCGTTGTCCAGGTATTGGGTCCGGTCGTCACGTTGGTCCAATCCTCTCCGAGAATCTTGCCGATTACCGTTAGAGTGCCGCTTGCCGAGACAGTTGCCGTTGCTGCAAATGTAGCGTTGGCCGCTACAGACATGGAGCCGGTAGCCACAATGTTTGCCGAGCCAGAGGCATCAAATCCACCCGTAGCCGTTACCGTGGCGGTGGCCGACATTGCTGCCGTTGCTGTCCGTATCCGGTCTCCTGCGCCTGCAAAAGCTCCGGTCGCAGACATTGCACCATCGGCTAAACGCACCCGACTTGGGGTTACTACTAATGTTCCGGCAGAGGTGATAAGTGCCTCTCCGGTGGTGATCCTAAACGCGCTTGCAGAAACGGTTGCAGAGGCTGTTATTTGGGCTTCTGCTGACCTAACAAGGTTTCCGGCGGCTGTCATCGTGCCTATGCCTGTCATGGCCGCTTGAGCGAACCTTTCTAGGCTTCCAGCGGCAGTCATTGTGCCGGATGCGGTAATCAATCCTTCTGCGGTACGGATTGCAAACGCACCGGCTTGCATTGCTCCAGTTGCGGTAAAACTTGCCGTAGTGCCAATCTGACGCTCTCCGCTGGCGGTCATTGTTCCCGTTGCGGTAATACTTGCCGGAGCATCAAAGTAGATGCAGGCGGTTCCCCAAGCATCTGAATCCATCTGTAAATTGATGGTATCCAAATTGCCAAATGCGTCCATTGTGTCCAGCGTCCACGGACCGCAAACTTTATCTACATACCACGTTGAGTCCAACGGATACTGCGGCATCGAATCCAGCGTGCCGAGTTGATCCAGTTGTTCTAACGTGAGAGACATTAGGCAAGCGTGACGCTTAACGAGCCAGCAGCAATCTTGAAGATATCGCCGGACTCAATGGTTTTAGAAGTCGTGATGTCGGTGTAAAACAACAGGTTGCCGGAGGTAATTGCGTCTAGCAGGCCAACGTGCGACACCGTACCCCAGGAGCCGGTTGCTTGAGCAAACTCAACCGCTGCGGAATTGGTGCAAACGCCGTTGGAGGGCGCGTTAAAAGTTACATCCTTGCGGGCATAAGAATTACCGGAGATTTCCGTTCCCGTGTTGCCTTCGCCCGGATCGGTGGTGTAAAGACCGACGTAGACGGTCGTGGGGGATGTGTAAGACGTAGCGCGGAGAACGGCGTTTAGTAAGCCATTCTCCAAATAATTTGACATTTCAGACATGATTACCTCGACGTAACAGACATGGATAGGGGAACACCAGCAAACTCAGAATTCTGGTCAGAAGTGTTAATGTTGACAATGGCGCGGTCGTAAAGCTGTGCCCAGACGCCAATTCGAGCATCGTTCATCAAATACGGCTCAGCTTCTGCAAGCGAGGCGTAGAGCAACGCATCGGGGTAGTTTGCCAAGAACTCGTTGGAGGCTACCGAATCCGACAGGGCTACGGGCTTGAAGTAATACAGCAGTTCTACCGTGTAGGCTTTGTCAGGGATTGGCGCGAGGTCAAACTCTTGCCCGAGCAGGGTATAAAAGCCTGGCTTACCAGACTCTTCTGCTTGTGCGTTGCGGGTAAATGATGACGGTGATTCGTAATTCAGCGTGATGCGCGGGTTTCCGGCCAGATAGATGTCACGCATTTCTAGGAAATCGGACGGGATCTCAACCGTGGAGTCCCCAGCAGTCGTGGTCGTTGTGACCGATTTCAGCAGTTTGCGGGTGCGAATCTCCCGAGCTAGACGGACTTCTGCCAGCGTGATGAAATCAGGAATCTGGCTGGTTAGGTCGCTGCGCCCAAGATAGTTCGCAACTGCCGTCTTTAGTGTAGAGTAACTCGTCAGAGCCATCGTTTTCCTTACTGGCTATATCGTGCCATCCAAAAGTGTATGAACCGACATGGCCGATCATGTTAGAGAAGTCGTGATCCACCCATGTCTCAAATCCTGCGTCATGCGCTCTCACGCAGAAGTAAACATCCTCGCCTAGCAGTTTCTCGCCAGGCAGTTGCTCAAACCAAAACCACGGTCGCGGAGTCTTTAAGAAAACCTCACGCTTGACCATCATCACGCCGCAGCCAATTGCGGTGACGCGCTCCAGACCTTTTTTGTCTTTAGAACTGATCTTCTGCCAGTTGATCGTCTTTTCTTCCTTGTTGATCCAGGCGTTCTTGGCTGTGCCGTGGATTGGCGGGACTCGGGTTGTGGCGTTAGCGCCAACAATGTCTTTATCCCGTGAGATCAAATGCTCAATCGTATTCTTTGGGAACCGCATATCTGCATCTACCCAAAGGATATAATCTGCACCTTCGTCTATTGCTGTCTGCGCCAACTTCTCGCGCTGATCAAAGATCAGGGTTCCGGCCACCGTGTAAAGGCTTTGCTGACCTTTGCTTCTAAATCTTGAGTCGTAGCCACACATTAAGGCTAGGTCAAACGCTGTACCTACTTCCATTTCGCCACGCGTAGGAATACACACGGCAACTTTGGCTTTAGAGCCTTTCATATTTTCTCCTCAGATTCTGCCCGGTCGGGTACGAAAGAACCGATTATCGGGGTTATTCAGCCACGCCTTCATGCGCTTTTGGTCGAGCACAACAAAGCCGCGCATAATGCCTTGTTTGTTTAGATCTTCTATAACTGCGAAGGGTATTTCTGCAACCCTGCTAAGTTCTCCCCATCGTGTTCGCTCGTCTGTGGAGTTATAGGCCGCTTTGTTGGCCTCGATGATTGGGGTAAGGTTTGTTTGCGC